CCAAAGCATAGGGTCTGAGTTATAACCAGCAATCATATAGGTTTGCGCTATGAACTGAGTAGTCTCACTGTATTCAAACCAAACATCCGTTGGCTGTGTGATTATTAGGTTTTCAGCCTTGGCGGGGGATGCAAAAATAGAAATAAAAATTAAAGGTATTAATACCCAAGAACCTTTTTTAAATCTTAATTGTCTCACCTAACAATAATACTAGATTATGAGTTAAGCAGAATACTCAACACCACTAATCGTAAAAGTACACTTATTATTAGCATTTACTACATAAATTTTTTGCTCAGCGCTAAGAACAATTCCTGCGTCATAAGAAACAGTTTCATTTGCATTAACAGTAAATGTTTTAAGAATTGCATTATTATTTCCCGGAGTGCCAGCAGATGATAAAAGATGAATATCACATGTTGCAGCAGTTCCAGTAACATTACAAATGTTAATATTTCTAACTATTGAATAACTTCCTGCAGTGTTAGAAACTGTGTAGACATTTGAAGCGGTGTCATTACCGATATATAAATTTTTTGGCAATAAGTTAGCCATTAGACCCCCATCCAGTAAAGGATTTGACCGTCAAAGACGGCCGTGTTCATTGATTGAACAGCAGTTGCATCTAGAACATGATCAACAGTTGAGCCAGCAGCGTGTGGCAATGCAACTGTACCGTCATAACCTCTTGATGCAACAGTAAAATCATTTGAGATTCTTGACGAAACTAAAATTTTTTCTTCATCAGTAGTAGATCTTCCTATGACTATAACGAACGGATTTGTATCGCCAGTTGGGAATGTAGAGCCATCAGATACACTAAAAGAAGTAGATGAGTTTGAAATATTTGCACTTAGAGTCTGGACAATAACAGCCCCAGAAATCTCTCTTCTTTCAATTCCCATATGAACTCCTATTAGTCAATTGTGATGTCTAAGTCACCAGTTGCAATTCTTAATGTGTCGCCAGCATCAAGAGATTTGTTTGCGGTTAATGTTCCATGAATAAGAATGTTTCCACCAGTGCTGTTGTCAAGAACAGCAACTGCGACTACGGTGCATGCAGGCATTCCAGTAAAGTCTAGGTTGCTTGAATTAGCTGTAGCACCACCTGTTGAAGCAGTCCATGCCCCTGCAATTCGAGCATAGGAGCCTCCTGTAACTTCTGTGCCTGCCGAAGAATCGGTCGGGGCAACGGTGTACAACGCAACATATGTTGTTGGCATTGTATATGCTGTTGTTCCTAGAACATGATCTAGAACTTTGTTTTCAGCGTAGTTTGTAAGGCTTCCTGCCATAATTAATCCTCCTTAGAATTAAGATAATCCTCAAGCTCTAATTGGTTTGGAGCTCTAAAATTGTCAAGAGTTAAAAGGAAGTCTGCTTGATCTTCCGAAACTTCTTTTATATTGTCTTCTCTTGTGAAAAAAATATCCCCTGATACATAAGATGCACCAGACTCAAAGATGATTACTTTTAAACCAGTTGCTGCAGGAGTATCTTTCTTTTCTGCTTTTGGTTTTGCTGCAGCCTTTTTTGCTGGAGCTTTTTTTACAGGATTGCTTTCTGCTTTTGCAGAAGTTACGTCTGTGCTTTTAATAACATTGTCACTCATAGTTAATAGATTACCATATCCTTATATAAAATGCGAGAAGGAGGGGAATTAACCCCTCCTTCCACAGAAATTTTATTTTCTAAATGTTAGAGGCTACGAAGCTTAACATTCTTGCCGATTACATACGAATCTGCGTTTTCAATGTTGTTACCAACACGCATAAACTGAGTATACTCAATTGTGTCGCTCTTTGGCTTGAACTGACGATAAACTGTAATATCACGGTGGATACCAATGATACGGTTGTTAGGGAATGTCAATTCAATGTGACCATGGGAACCGGCTGTACCTGAGTAATCGCCCGTAACGGTTTCTGGCATAAGTGGAACTTCCACCAATGGGATACCGAATGGAGAGATACCAGTTGAACCAGGACCACCATTCATACGCATTGAACCTTGCAAGAAAGCCATGTCACCTGCTAATGAGCCTGGTGATGGTGCGCCTGCAGTTGCGGCTGTAGCGGAGTTTGGATTGCCCAAGCTGTAGATTGTGTCCTGAACAACGCCTGAACCAGAGAAGAACTTCAGTTCATTTCTGCGCTGAAGGTACTTGGTTGGCATGTTGCGAAGGATACGGTCGTAAGTAGCTCTTGAAACCTGATTACCAGCTTCATCAACTGTACGGCCATTGGCTTTTGCAAGCTTAATGAAACCATCGACAGCCTTGATAAGACCATTGTTTGAAGATGTATTACCATTGATGAACAAATCGTCAAGGTCGTTAGCTGTTTGACGAGCCATAACCTGTGCGATGTGGTCTTCAAGGGAAGCGCCTTCAATGTTGTCCTCAAGTGACTCTGTTGATACGGACCAATCAAGACGCAACTTAACGGTGCTGATTGATACCTTGCTGAAGGTGACGGCTGCATTTGTGCCGTCATCTGTTGCCTCGGTTGCCTTTGAAAGCAAACGAGTTCCAACGGAAACCTTATCGATTTCCATTTGTGGAGTACGCATGCGAACGACTCTTGCGTTCTGCATTAATACTGATTGGTCAATGACGAAATCAAGGAAACGATTCGACTGGGCTGGCTTTAACAGACCACCAGAATCATTACCAACAACACCTGTTGTTACTTCATTAGCCTTTGAAAGAATTTCTTCTTGTGATGCCATATTATATTCCTCCTCTTATGACTCGTAACCAAGGGCGCTGATAACGCTCTGTGGTAAATATACGTTGTTCCATACTGACTTTGGAGCAGACTTGGCAATTGCCTCGTCTTCTTCATCGTCTTCTGGGTCAACACTCTTTTTGATAGCTCCAGCGTCAGCAAACTTGCTAACTTGCTCTTCTGTCTCAGAGAGAGCTTTTTCTGCGGCTTCTAATTTTTCTTGAAGTTCAGCAGTGCTGGCTTCAAAACCCTTTGTAATATTGTCGATCTTATCGTTTAGCGATGCCTCAACTTCTTCCTTAATGGAAGTAGCGAAGTTAGCCAACTTATCGTCAACAACAGCACTCAGAGCATCTTTAAGGACTTCAATATCCATATGTTCCTCCTGTGTGTTTTCATTAACTTCAACTATATCTGTTGTTGAAGCATTTTCTTGAACATCTGGAACAAGCCAATTGACTAATCTCTTCAAAAGAGATAGCCTATTTATTTCTTGTTCATTCATGTCTAAGACCATATCACAGTTTACATCATTTTGCAATAAAATATCCTGTGTTTCAATTAATTCTGCATCTTCTACAGATTTATTTGTAATCATTTCATCTTTTTCCTTTTTCTTTTTCTGGGGTTGTGTTGGAGTTTTAAAACTTCCCTGTGTTGGATTTTTAATTCCTGCACCCATATTCCCAGATGTGACTTCACCTTCTTTCTTCATACCTTTCTCTTTAGTATTCTGATAGCGTTCAAGAAGTCTGCGACCTTTTGCAGCAAGTTCTGCTGCATCTTGTGCGTTTTGTGGTACTGGTTCTCCCCAAGCTGCTGCAGAGAGAGCAAGCCTTGTAGGTCTACCTTTTGGATCTTTCATTGGACCGGATGGATTTGTAAAAAAGCGTGTAAGGAATGAGCCTTTTCTACGCATTTTCTCTGGCGTATCTGCTGCACCTCGGACTCCGGGCTTGAGATTTGCGCCCTCAGTCTCCTTGAAGTGTCTACGACCTGCAGCAGTCAGACCACCCTTAGGGTCTTTGAGAGGTTGCTTTGCTTTTTCAAAATCAATATCTTCAAGAACATCCAAAATATAGTCAAGATTGCCATCAATATCCATTTTGATAATATCAACAATTGCAAGTGCATTTGCGGGGTTATCAACTAAACTCAACTCACCAAGCGTATATTTTTTAATAATATTAACTGGTCGGCCTCTAAACATTTTTTCTGTAGACTCAGCCTTTTCCATAATTTTTCCACCAATGGAAAATGCTTGAAGAGTTCCATCAAGGATTTTTTCCCAAGTATCTTGGGCACCCTTTGAAATATAAGCACTTACTTTAATAGCCTTATATTTTTCACCATCTTCAGATTCAATTTCAACTGGTTCATAACTAATAGCTTTACCTACGGCAATGGGGTGATGCATTTCTCTAATATTTCCACCCCAATTCTTGAATGCCTCTAAAGAAGCACTAAACTCAACAATATCGCCGGACTTATCAATATTGTCAGCAGTAGCAATACCACTAACAATTCTTTCTTCTCTTTTGATCATATCAATAGGGAAAGATAAATTAAAGTTTTCCATGATTACCTCGTAATTTTAAATTATACACCATTATTTGTATAATTAGCCAACTGCGTAAGCTGCAAGACTTACTCCGGCTGTAACAACTTTAATCGTTGTATAGTCTCCCGGAATTTTATGGTATAAATGACTTCCATTAGTTGGTGAATGTGGAATAAGAATTTGATGTCTTCCATTTAATTCAATAACAACATTGGTGTTATTGTCAGTGTTATGGACAAACAAATAATCAGTGTGATGTCCAATTGACACCACTCCATCTGTGCTTGCGATAGCTGTTGTTGTATATACAATACTACTCATTTTTTTCTCCTTCAAATACCTTAACGGTATCTATATTGTCGCCAGAATCTTGACTCTGGCCTCTTTCTTTTTGATCTCCACTGCCTTGAACACCCGTTGGTGTTGAGCCAGCATCTGATCTAGACTTTGGTGGAATTGATGAAGCATTATTGGAATTGCCAACTGGCGCTCCTGCTCCTTCCTTTTTAACTTTTGTAGGGAAAGGAAGGACTTCATCACCATCTTTACGTTCTGGCAACCCAACCTTAGTTCTAACTTCATTTGGAGAAATAACTTCAGTTCTAAGATATCTATCGTAGATTCTTGATTCCATATCTTCATCCATAAGATCAATCTTATTAAGTTTGAATTGCAGAAGGTCTGTAAACTCTTTAACCAGACGATTGAGTTTCTTTTCAATAACTGCTTGATCTGGTCCAATCACTTGCATCTTAAATGTTTTATCGGCATCTCTTGACACTGCCAAGTTTGCATTGTCATAAACTCCGACTTTGGGAGCAGGAACCCTATTTGCGACAAGTATCTCATCACGGTTTGATTTACGATATTTATCAAAAGATGAATCTTGAATTCCGGCTTCTAATTTTTCAAATTTAATATCAGTATCAGAACCAATAGATGCAGGCAAAGGAATAATTAAAGTACCGTGATTGCGACCTTTAACTTCGTTTCTAAAATAATTAACAAGCTCTTGTTTCGAGCGCTGACTAATCTTTGCACCTTTAAGGATAATTGCATAACGAGGAATGGCTTTGTTTTCAAAATAGTCAATATTATATTCTTTAGCAAATTTGTCTCCAATTATTGCTGCAGCAGCAGAAACGGCTGCAGGAATACCATAATAAGTATTGTTTGGAGAATACATTTTAAAGTGAATAATCTCGTTAGGGCTTGGGTCCATGTTAATTGGGTCTTCCATCCCCAAGTCTTGAAAGTTTCTAAAGAATACAGCTTGAATCTTATTACTTCTAGAAATCTGTACAAAACCATCTCTTTTTCTACGAACTCTTACCATTGTTCCAGGGATATGACCGATATACCCAATCTTCCCAGAATTATTGCGACCAATTTCTAGATAACCGTTCCCAATTGTAAGAACATCTTGCCAAACACGAACCATTGTCTCAATCAAAGTCTCTTCAATATTAAGATCCTCAAAAGCGTCATCAAGTTCTTCTTTGAGATCTTGCATCTGTCTTCTCATTCTCTCAAGTTTTACTTTGTCATCTTGAACTCTTTCAATCTTCCTTTTAGCCTTCAAAGTTTCTTGGAATTCATAACCTAGACCAACGGTATTCATTACACGGGCATTAATAGCCGCATAATGAATAGAACTTTGATCATAAAGATGTGCAAGATTATCTAAATCATAAGGAGGATTGATAATGTCCCATAGTGAATATCCGTTAACAACAAGAGGATCAATATATTTAGTTGCTGTACCGTCTTCGCCTTCATACTTCTTTTGAAGTCTTTGCGCTTTCCTCTTCATTCTTGGAGAAAGTGAAGACATTTTAACTGATAAGAATGGATCTGTTACTTTCTTTTCTGCATCAAAAGCGCTGTACGAGATATCGTCAAACTCTACTTCAACTTGTTCATCTTGAACGACTTCCATTTTTTGCATTAAATTGACCTCTGATGAGCGAAATATGCATCATACATATCTTCGTATGGGTCTGCAATTAAACCATTGGAAAGTCTTTCAGCTTGATCATCTCTTTCTGAAGAAGAAATTTTCCTTGCTCCAGCAATCCATCGGATAGTTCCTTCGTTAGTTCCAGTCCAATATTTGGCAGCCTGTGAAACACTTTTTTCAACCTTTGGGTCATTCATTAGCCCTTCTGCCGAAAGAACTCCATCGCCATCAGACAAAGGAAGACCGTCTGGAAGAATCCAAATACAAACACCATAGGCTCTTTCCGGAACCCAGATTTTCTTATTTTTAATAATGTCAGAACTCATATAGTTACAATTCTACATCACTTTCTTTAAATTATCTACACACTAGCGACAGTTTTATGTGATTAATGAACAATGTTGTCTTTAATAAGTTTGATTTCGCAACTATCTGTTGTGCAATAGCTTTCTCCAACTGCGTCAGCAGCCATTCCTGCATATACACCTTCAAAGTCAATCGGGAATAATTTCATCTCACCATCGTTGATATATTCATCTTCAGTAATTTGAGTGTAGGGCATTTGTGGATAAGTAAAGTTTCCAGAAGGTAGGAATGAAACAGTCTTTAATTGACCATCATACATATGAAGAACTGTCCCAACATGCTTTTGCTCAGTTTCCGAATCAAAAGATATTGTTACAGAAACAGAATTATCTGACCAATATCTCTGAGCAACAGAGGCAATCGCCATCTTTTCAAAGATAGTTACATCACGCTCTGCTCTTTCAGCATCAGATTTAATTGGGAAAAATACAACAGATGTTGTATCTGGAGATTCAGATGCAGGCTCAACACGATAATTAGCCATTTTAAAAAGAGGGAGCATTGGATCATCGTTACTAAACCGAATAGCTCTAAGGAAATATTTTCCTCCTGGTGTCCAATGAACCCCTGGGGATTCTCCAGCAAGGATTGAAACTGTCCCCGATGGTTTAACAGTTGTCATCTTGATTGATTCACGAATACCAAACCATTCAGAATAAATATTGTCATATCTTTTAACTGTTTCATAGCCATTGTCCATCCACTCACGAAGAACTGGAATCCCGTTAATGTCAGCAAAATTCGCAATACCAGACATTGATGCACCAATACGGCGATTTCTCTGCATGATTGCATTTGTCTTTTCCCAATGGGTTGGAAGAAGAGTTACAGTCTTCGCATACAGATATGCAAATTTCAAAGTACGCTTATAGTCTTCAAGTGACTCATGACGATTTAAATAAGTCTCAACAAGCGTACAGCACTCATAGGACTCAAGTGACTGCTCTGCACAAGGATTGTATCCAGCAACACGCCAGTCTTTATTATTTGGCGAATCAATTAGTCGGCCATACTTACGAGACATATCCATCCAAATAACCCCAGGTTCTCCATTTAGAGCAATACCATCAACAATATTTGAGATATCAGCACCAACAGATGTCTCAATAGAATTATTACTCATCCAACCCCAGCCAGGGTTTTCAGAATCATAAGAATTTCTTTCAGGAAATTTTTCAGCGTTTTTAAGATTTAAAAATTCTTCCGTATTGCGACCAATAAAAAGTTCTGCTGAACGGCGAACATTACCTGAGACAACACAGACCCCGATAAGATTTCCGATATCAGCAATATCAACGGCGCTAATTTTTTGACCAGCACGACCATCAAACATCTTTTTAATAGCTTTATGCAGCTTAATTAATGGCTCCGGCCCAGAAGCAGTTCCACCAAATGTTGCAATCGGAGAGCCATACGGTCTAATTAAAGAATAATCAAATTCAATTGTATTTTGTTCTGGCTTAAGATAAGAATTAATCAAATCCCCAGTCGCTCTTGCCCAACTTTCACGATCATCAGCAATGACATCAGTAGTTACTGTTGCTTTAGGCTGATAGATGACAAAATCTTTATCTGAACCCTTGTCGTCAAATCCAACACCAATCCCAAGCATTGAGGCTTCCATTAAGAAAGAGAACGGCTCTGCCGGATTGTCTTTACTCATTTCAGATGTAGAAACAAATGCACAGTTCTGCAGAGCAGCGGAATTCTTGTGAACATTTACAAGAGGAGTTCCCATAATCCAAAGTCCACGCCCCGGTGGTGTCCACTTAAGGTTAAATAAACGATCAAATGCTTCTTTTGCACTCGCTTGGGCTTTTAC